TCCATAGCAGCAGACAGGCGATTAACCACTTTGGAAGGTGTCCATTCGGACGTGGAACCACTATTGGTGCTCATTACTATGCCCTGTCCAGCTAACGGCAAGTATTCATACACTGCCGTAAGCTCAAGGGTTAGCGGATTGCCAATAGGGTGTCCGACGACTACGACGGATATGGCTCCACGTCGGTCGCGGTCTTGAACAGGAATGGCGTTTCCAGGATCGACAAAAGCCGTGTCGAAATCGGTTGGTTTCCAGCGTATTTCAGCTGTGGTTTGTGGGGTGCGTTCCATTGTCTCGAGCTGGGCCATGAGCGAATCGTAAGTGTTGGTGGTGCTGACAGTCATTGACCCGCCGAGCGTGTTGCCGTAGGCTACACGTCCGGCGCGCCCAGACTCGGCACCGTCATACATGATTCGGACGCAGGCCGCGACGCAACGTGCGTCGCTAGCTGAATTGTTCACAAAGGTCTTCGCCGGCGACAAAGCACTAGGTGCGAAGCTAGTGTTGGTGGCGCCGTTAAGTCCGGCGGACAAAAGCAGCTCAGTGTTTGAGGCGTTCATGGCGCTTGGCACCCAGTGGAATGCAGCTGAGTTGTTGACGGTGGTGCTGCCTAACAAGATAATTGACTGCGCTCGAAATAATATGCCTCCAGTCGGTGTACCAACTGGGCGAGTAAGAGGAGCGTTGCAAGGATCGAGCAAAAGCCGAGCATATGCTTTGGCTTGAGCATCGAATCCGTCACGGATTGGTCGAATAATCCGTGGTTTAGGGCGCATCTTCTGCGCCTTCTTAGTCTTCTTGCTTGGTTTGACCATCTTCGGTGTAAACGTAGCTGCGTTGTGTTGGGAATGCAATGCAAGTGATGCGGTGATGCTGTGGTATCCGGAACAGGACGGATATATATACACTGTTCAACATCGGGAGGTAGATGTTAATGCAGGTGACGAGTGTGTATCCAAGTCTTGTCTACTTGAGCCAGTAGCCCCAGTCTGGGCATTCCGGTCCGTCACTCGCAAGTTTCAGACCAGCGGCTTGCTTAAGCGATTTAAAACCGCGAAGGGCCTCGTCGTACCCATTAAGCTCGCCCACTGAAATAGACAGGTCCAGCGCGATGTTGTGTAGAAACATATCACGCTCAGAGTAGCTCAATTCGACCTTGGAGGGCATATGCTTAAAGGCATAGCGCAAGTCTCCGTCGCTCTTGAGAATAGCATCGCGATGCTTCTGCGATACTTTGCCGGAATTGGCCATTAGTCGTGCAAAAGGTCCAATGATTGGGACATGACCATTGACGTTTGCACAGGCCTCACCTTTTAAGACACACATCGCGACCTTCCCCTCAGGTGTTCGTGCAACGGGGTTGGTCGATACCGTCAGTTTAGCCAACGCCTTGCGAAAGCAAGGGTAGGAATACAGACAGGTGTCGATGTCGGGATATACACGCGACAGGAACACGCACCTCTCAGGTGCGGCTCCTTCGGGCATTTCCTCAAATGTCATGCACATTCCGAGCTTGTTGGCGGTCGCAACAATCCGGTCACCGTAAGCCCACTCGAAGAGGCTATCGTCACCGTAATACAAGCCCATAGCTTTCAAGGCTTCTTCGGGGGACTGTCCTGCGCTACGACGCGCAGCGTATTCATTGAACGCGCTGTGCATCGTATTGCCGAAAGTAGTTAAACTACTTCCGGATAGGACGGCCCCCTGAGTCTCCACTACTGATCCAGATTTGTAGTGTTTTACGGTAGCGATCTCTTCGCTCTGCAGCATCTTACCCAAATGCTCATGATATACCTCCGGAAAGGCACGCATAAGTATCGGTGTGCTGACGTACTTACGATAGTCGATTGAGGTACGACCATCCATGCGGGAGT